ACTGATAATCACCAATCATGAGATTACCAGTATCTTTATGCTTACCTAACACATGAGCAAGCGTTACACCCACACCAATATCTTTTGTGTCTGGCTTAGCAATGTTCTCAGCGTCTCCACCAAAGAAATCAAGGTCATCCCAGTCTGCTGCATCATCTTCAAGAAACGTTTCAACATCCAGTCTATCTTGTTCGTCTTCTGTTAAATCGTATTTATCAAGATCTATTGTAACTTCACTTTCATCAAAGTCAGGGTCAAGAAAAGGATTTTTGTATTTTTTACCCTTCTTTTTCTTTTTCTTCGCAATCTGATTAGCTTTTTCTTTTGCTTTAGCAACAATATCTTCTGGCGAACCAGGAACAATTCGTCCTGACTCAGCTACTGCTTCTTGCGCTTGAGCAGCTTCAGCATCTTGTGCTTTATCCAGCTTGCTAACAACAACGGCTTTGCCATTGTATCGAACTTCATTACCACTAAATGTCAAGTCAGGACCTTCACCAGTTGGATTTTCAAGCTTAAGTATAACTTCACCTTGTTCATCAACTTTAGCTGATTTTACAACTGCTTGCACGTCGCCAACAGTATCTTGAACTTCTTCTGGCAACTGAACAAATTTACCTACAACTTCTTTAACATCTTTAATCGAAGTTTCTTGAGCTTTATAAACCTCCCCTTTAACCGCTGCTTCAGTCTCACTTCTAACCCTCTCACCTACAACATCGACCGCTTCTTCAAGATTACCTTTCTTTTGCTCTGTAGCTTGACCCATAAAAGCTTTAAGGCTTTCATCATCAATCAAGCTCATATCCATTTCTTGCCTTACAACATTAGCTTGCAGCACTCTTTCTTTGAACTCTATATCATTCTTTGGCTCAAGTGCATCAAGCATCCTAGCATAACTAGCTTCTCCAGGAAAACTAAAACCTTCTACAGTCCTGCCAAAGGCTTCTAATGCCTCTGGTTCAACCAATGTTTCACGGCTCAGCTCTTGCATAACTGTGCCTTCTTCCGTAGCGACGGGTTCAACAGTTGAATTTGTCTTGTAGTCTTCTAGCTCAGTATACAAGACCTCTCCAAGAACTGTTGGAACTTCTTCAGCAGAAAGAACGCCTGCATCAGCCGCTGCATAAGCTTCTTCACGAAGTTTAGAAACTACAGTCATCATGCTCTCTCGAACATTTTCATCTTCTATATTTCGAGCCATTTCATACAGCTCACTTGAAGTGCGTAAGATTTCTTCTCGAGTCTTACCAATGCTTGTTGGAGTCGCAGCTGCAATTTTAGCAGCTTGTTCATCTTGCTCTGCAGAAGTATATTTCTTTTTGTCTTGTTGTCTGCTAATATACCGTTCGCTTATTACTGAAGGATTAACCATCTCGTTGATTCCAAAGATTAGAGTTGGATCAACTAAGTTAGAAAGTATTTCTTCTTTTGTAAAGGGATTTTCAAACTCTCCAGTTTCAGCATATTTAATACCTGAACTTCCTAGCATTGCCGCAAGGTTAATAGTTGTTTCACCCGCAATACCTGCAAGAGCGCGATCACCCAACGTTTGTGCTATTAGTCGCTCTCCAACTTGTTCTCCAGTTTCGCTAAGTATTTTTTGCGTTGTGCCTCGACCAAGAGCAGATAAAGTTCCACGAGCGCCAAGACTTGCAACACCTCCACCAAAACCAGCAAGACCTGCTGAAAGTGCAGCTTGTCCATACGAGTCAGTTTGTTCTAAAGTGTTTGCTCCTGCTAGTGCAGCAGAACTAGCTAATCCTAAAGGTATTGCTATAGGACCGGCTGCTCCACCCGTGGCAGCAGTAATGCCAAAACCTGCGATTGCAGGGAGGAAGTCTACAACTCCACGTAGAGCTTCCTCCCCGACTTGTCGCCCGGTTGCTTCATCAGCACCGAAAAATTCAAAAAGGTCTGCACCTCTTTCACCCAACCATTCTTCAGCACCACCAGCATTTCTGTCTAAAAACAGGTTAATTTCATCACTGGCTGATTTGACGGTGTTTTCAAACCTATTACCTACACCAGCGTCGAATACATTGGTGCCAGTAAGTTGGTTAGCAAGTTGGGAAAACTCGTTAAGGTTTCCAAAAGCTCCACCGGTTTGTCCGTGGAGTTGTCGGACATCTGAGAATGATAAAGGGTTAATCATGATTAATCTACTCTAGGATTAAATAGGTTAAAAACTGCATCTTTGGTTTCATCACCAGTAAACTGCTCTTTACCTGTAAAAAGATACATTAAAGGGTTAGCGATATAACTATTGAATAAGTCATTTATTCCTGCGAGTGCGCCTAAAAAGACTTCTGGCGTGTCTAACGCGTCTCTAGAAATAGGATTATCTAAAAGCGGTCCAGCATCCTCCATGTAGTCTGCTGCAGGTTGAAATAACTTCTCTCTTGTCACTGGTTTAGGTATTAGAGCTGGTGCAGGCGGAAAAACTTCGCCGACTACAGGAGTCTCCATAGGTTCCATAGGCTCCATGACGTTAAGCACAGGCTCAGGCTCAAGCACAGGCCTAAGTTCACGAGGAGTTTCATAAAAGTCCTTAATTCTGTCTTTTATAGATTCTTGAACCATAAACCTTCTTGCGTCGTTAGCATCCATTGAAGAAGGACTAGACCTATCTTCGGGTGCATAAATATTGTTTTCAAGTTTATCAGTCGAAAATGCCTCCAAAGCACTCATAGGAATACCTGAACCAGTTGGTAGCTCTCTGTTAGGGTCAATTTTAATTAGATTTTCAGAACCACCGTAAGCCATACCACCACCATACTGCTCAGGAATGTTTATAACTGTAAAATCTGGACCCTCTGACGGAGACAAAGGATTACTGTAATAGTTTGTAATTTCTCCGTCTGTGGTTGTGCCATACCTTTCAAGATCCATTTGACGTTGTTCAGCCCTAGCACGCTGCAGTTCTTTTGCTTCTGCAACTGCACTAGCAGCTCTGGCTTGAGGATCTATGTAATTAGGACTTCTGCGGTCATAAGGATTAGCTGCAGGATTATAATTCTTTGCAAGATAATCAAGACCACCAGAACCAAAGTCTGGCTTGATGTTGCTTCGTCTATAACGAGCTTCGTCAGCCTCACCTTGAAGTCTATACATTTCTTGCATAGCGTCCATAAGGAAGTCGTTTCCCAAAGGATTGTTCAAGTCTTTGCCATTTGAACGAATCCTTGAACCTGTAGTGGCCTCATTATAATCACCTCGTGCCTTGCGCCTAGCTTCTCTTGTTTTTCTTTTAGCTCCTCTTTCAGCAGCACGTCTTTGACGATTAGCTTCACTTCTTCCTACTTCTTCAACCAATTTGTTATATTCTTCTTCTGTCATTGTGCTTGTTGTTGTTGAACGATTTCCATAAGCTGTTGTCCGATAGGAGAGTTTCGAAGCGCTTCAAGTTGTTCTGCATTTACAGAACCACTGCTTGGACCAGTCCTATTAGTGTTTAGCATGTTCATCATGTTTGTAAACTGCTGCATTTTCATTTGCTCTTGTGCGATACGAGGATCAACAGCTTTTGGCCTAAACCGACCCTGAACGCCTCGCTGCCTCAAAAGATTTTGAATAATTTCAGTTGGATCAGAGTGATAACCTGCAGTAGATAACAAATTAGAAATATTTCTATCATCTGCAGATAGCACATTTTGAAGCGCAGCTATGTTTTGAAGCATAGGTAAAGGGCTGCTCATTTGTCGCTCCATTGCCTCATTTTTTAGTTTCTGCGCCTTAGCTTGCTCTCTAAGCAGACGCCCTTGTATTCCTCCTGGCATAATATTATTTAAGTTAAATTTATTAGACTTTGATTACAACCTGCCAAACGGCTGGTTACCTAATGTTCGATTTATATTTTGTGTTCCACCATATCCCTGAGTGGTTCTATTTGTAAAATAATTAACTCCTGGTTTAAGTCCTTGAGGAAAACCAAACTGATTGTAACGTTGTTTGTTTCTCTCAGTATAATCAGCTGCTCCAGGATTTAATGTATTTACCAAAGGCCTAACGTTACTCCTTAGATATTGTGAACCTGGGAGGTTCATAAATGCCTTTTGATTCTCAGGCATTTGTTCGTCTGAAAGAGCAAAAGACGGGTAGTTTCCGGTTGTAGCCATGTTTAATATACCTCTTGCTTGAGGATCTTGCTGCAGTTGTCCTGCCCTAACGTTAGGGTTTCTAGACAATCTGCCAGAATTTGTCATTTCGTTTAGGTTGTATTGCCCATAAGCTCGAACTTCATTTTTATCTAAAGGGTTAAAAGTTCTACGAGAGCTTACATACGACCCATCACGTAAGCTTTGTCTTGTAGCTCTTACGGGTCTGTTTGGACGATATGGATTGTATCTACCTGGAGAATTATACAGTGTGGACATAATATTATAGGTTTCTAAGTTTGCTACGTTCTTGTTGAACAATAGTGTTAATTTGATCTCTAAGAGATTTATCAATAAGTCTTAAACCATCTTTAGGAATACCTTGGCGTTGATGGCTGTCTGAACCTTTAGGTTCAAATACACAGCATTCTAACGCTCTGTCAAAATCTTCTTGATCTACGTCTAAATTAAATGTGTTAATAAGTTTTTCCAACATATACTCATGTCCAGCCGTCCATATAGTATCGTAATTAAAAGCCACGTGATTTTTGCAACAAAAACTTTTATCATGCTTTAACCACATCTTAGCTTGGCTCCGAACAAACTCTAGCCTAGTGTCAATAAAGCAGTTCACATAAACTTCGTCTGGTAAATCTTTATAAAGCTTATTAAACTCTTCAAACGTAGAATGAACAGATTCTTTGTTTGCAGGTCGTTTTTTACCATTGTAAAGAATATACGATGCTAGCACGTCTAAAAATCTACGTCTGACTGAGATAATTCCTACTTTGTCAGCCATAGCCAAGTCTAATAAATCTCTTGGTACAAGTTCATGTGTTTTAATAACTCTGTTATTTCCTTCTACAAAAGACTCAGATTCTTTTTCTGAAAGCCTCCAACGAAGCTTAGATTTAAAAGTCTCATATTTTACATTTAGCAGTCCGCATATACCACGAGTTACAAGCGTAGAACCACAGCGCATAAAAGTAGGAACAACGTAATTCATAGTGCTTTTAAAGTGTGTTTAATTAAATTTGCAGAATTAAAACTTAGTGCTGTATTAAAGCCGTTAAAGTTTTTTGTCTGTCCGTCTTTGCACGCAGCTTTCAAACAATCAACTGCGCTGTCAAGCTCAGGATAAGCCCACTCACCTAAGTAAAACTCATCGTCAACAGCATCAAGTTTGTAGTCAATCAAGTAAGAATTTTCGTCATTGCAAAAATCCATATTACCAGAATAACCAGTGGCTACAACTTTTTTACCCATAGCCATCATTTCAATCATGTGCAAACCAAAGCCTTCACTCTTATGAGGGCTAAACAGTATGTCACAATTATCATACAACGAAAGCAAATCATTACGTGTAAGTGAGTCAGTAATCCACTCGCAGTCTAAACTTTCAGCTTGTTTTTTGAAGTACTTTAATAAAGAGCTTTTTGAGTTTGATACCTTAAATTTAACTTTAAAGGCTATAGACTCACTAAGTTTATTTAATGCTTCAAGAGCAAAAAATGGGTTCTTTCTAGATACTCGACTATCGCAATTAAATGCAACTAGAATAACAGGAACGTCATCTGCTGCGTCGGGATTGTATTTATAATCATTTACACAGTGTGGAACCAACTTTACTGGTTTACCAAGCGTTTCAAAGATGGACTTACAATAATTACTAGCAGTCCATATCTCTGAGTAATACGTTGCATGTTCAGCAAAGTCAACCGCAAGCTCTGAACTTTCCCACATCCAGTAAGCAATGTTATTGCCGTCAAGAAACTTAGGAATATGTATTAAGCTGCGAGTAGAACGTGGCAAACCATGAACGTAAAAGTCGTCGTAGTCTTCTGCACTAGATACATTACAAACAGTTTTAATTGCTGCAGCTGTTTGCTTGTAAGCTGTGGAGATTCCACAAACGCCATTAACACCATGCAAATTCAACCTTCTCATTATTGAGGTTTTACTACTTTATACTGTTCTAACAGTTGCTGTGTTTCTTGGTCAAAGCTTGACTCATCTTGAGTCATTTGCTGTTCTGCTTCGTTTAGACTGAGCCGTATGGCTCGTAAGTCAGTGTTCCGAACGCTTCCGTCAAGTCCGGAAGTGTTATATAAATCTTCGTCCGTCTCCATAAATCATACTTCCATCTAACTGTATCATCTGCAATTAATTTTTCTTCACCCATTATATCAAGATATTCTGTTGCAGTAGGAGAACTACCTCTCCAAGAATATGTGGTTATAGGCAATTCGCTAACATCGTAACCGCCAAAACCTCCTGATCCTATGGTGATTAAATTCAACTTTCTTAAAACAATTTCACCATCGTCACAAATAATATTAGGAACATCAATTCTAAAATCTCCATCAATATAAGATAAGTCTACAGTCTTAAATTGAAAGATTTCATCTGGTCCTTGTGCTGTTTCATGATAAGTAACTTCAAATCGTGCAGGCACTTTTAACTGTTGATCGCCTGATTTATTAGGCGAAACAGTGTTTAGATCAGAAACAACTTTAAAAGGAACAAGAGGGTCTAAATAAGCATTAAAGTAAAAATCAACATTATGATACTCATAAAATGTTTCAGTTAAAATAGAGCTATCAATCGTTTTTCTGATTCTTGTCCAAACGTTATCACTTGATTGAACAACACTTTCAGTGCGTCGAGCGATAGACATATCTGCTGTTGTAGCAGGTTCTGCCAAAAAGATTGCTCGTTCTACAGTAACCCTTCTTCCAGTAATAGGCTCTTCTTCAAAGCTTGTAAATGTTCCGATAGGTTCAGAGTCACTAACATAGTTTTCAGCTCTAACAACTGTGCGAAGCATCTTAGCATCGTCTAGTTGCTGATCAACAACCTCAATAATATTACTTCCAGTTTCGACAGGAGTTCCAACGGCAATAACTTGTGCTGTTGAATTAGAAGTCCCACCAAACAAGTTGTCGTCTGTATGCTTTGTTAAGGTTCTTGGTCGCCAACTATCAACACGATTAACAACACTAACAGCGTTAGTCTCATTAACTTGATTAAGTTTTTCACTAAGTAATGTCAAATCTTGATTACTTAGTTCATCTTGTGTTGTTGAACTTGTAAGATCGACATAAGACTCTGTAGTTGTGACAGTTTCACCACCTAGACGGTCAAGCCCTTTTAGCTCTGCGTGAGAAAGCGTTCCAGTATCTGAGGGATCAAATTTTGTAACCTGTTCTCTTGATTTGTTAATATTACCACCATTGACAACGCGTTTTTCTAACTCACCAAAAACAGGTGTATCAGGTTGATGCCCGTGTGCTACTTCTTGGTCAGTAGTAACTAAAGTCTTGCCTGTGGTCTCTGCACTTTTAACTCTTTGTGCTTCAATCTTTGGTCCTTTAATAGAACCAACAGGGTTATTTATATCAGTTTCAGCCATTACCTTTTATATGGTGCTCTACCTGCTTCAATCAAGTAATTATCTTCTTCTACAAGACTTGCAAGTGCGTCATCTCTAGCCCGTTCTGGCACATCAACATTGCCTTCTTGTCTATTTACAAATTGTTTGACTAACAAGTTTGCTTCAACAATGCCACCATAAATCAGAAAATCAGATCCTTGATCTGTGAAGAAATCTTCATCTGAATCATTAGCATAATCGTCAAATCGTCTGTATCCATCTACAACAAAAGTTGTAGTTTCACTAGGTGTAGGCACAAAGGTTACAGTCTCGCCTTGTATATAAGCGTTATAACTTGTTCCTCTAAAAGGAGCAACTAAGCTTTCTCTGTAAATTGCACCATCGTTAAGATACCTAAAAGCACTACTAATGCCTTGCGCAGTGTTTCTTTCACTTGCTGCAATAGCACCGTGGCGCATACTGTGTTGCCTAACAACCAGCAAGTCTTCACCATATTGCAGGTAAAAACTTTCTGGCTGCTTCAGCGTAACACTGGAATCGTCACTGATTAAACTAAGGTTTCTCCAGTTACCGACTCCATCCGTAAGAGTGCCATAAGCTCGAACCTCTTCACAATTCCAGTCATGCATTCTTGTAGCAAACCTACGTGCATTATTGCACGCGATTAACAACAAGTCAACACCACCTGTAATAAGTTGACTTTGATCAACTTGCAGATAAGCAGCAATCGTAGTTTTAATTTGTCCGATGTTCATAGCTTATAGCACTAAACGGTTTCAATGGTTGAATTACTTGGCGTGACCGCGCAAACCAAGCTTTCCAAATGCCCCATGTTTTACTGTGTGGCGTTTGGTTGTATTTGTTCCAGTAGCAAAACGCTCGCGCGCTTCGGTGCTAAGCATAGCTGTATCTTTTACATCTACTGCTGAACTTGCGGTTACTTCATCGTTTACTCCGACTCGATGTCTTTTCATTTATAATGTCCTTTATTTGGGTTAATGTGCACGGCCGTTGACCACGCCACGGAAAGTTCCTGTAAAAGTTCCAGGCGCATTATGCGTCCCGTCTTGTAGCAGGAGGATTGATTTGTCAAAAGACGCAACACCAAGCACAATAGTGCTATTGTCATCTTCTGTAAGTGTGCTACTGCCTTCGAAACTCTTAAATCCGAGGGCAGAAGCAGGAATTGTATCTGTTTCGTCACCTTGACCAGCAAGCTCAATAGTCACATCACGAGACATAACAAGTTTGTCTTGCGTAGTGTAATATGATTTGTGAAAGGTAACGTCGCTTTTTTCTAAATCTGCCATAGTAATAAGAGGGAGGAGGGATTAACCTCACTCCCTCATTAAGGGTTAGAGAGTGATTGATCCAAGGCGATCCAAGAACATGTGGTTCTCTGGATAGTGCAACTCAAGACCTGCTTCAGTAAGCCACTCATCCTTACGACCATCATAGTCGCGAGGCTGACGATTCTTAAGCAATGTCGTATCTGAATCTTGGAACGGTGTATATTTAAGCTCTCCCATATCAAGAATAAACGCAGACGAGTTGTGAACGTCGGTTTGTGCAAGAAGTGGGTGTGATTTGAAGTGAAGCACACCATGAGCAGTTTCCCAAGATGTAACTTTCATACCAAAGGTATCTTCTTTAGAGTGAAGGTCAATGGTTTTAAGTGATGCATTTTTAGCATACTTGTTAAACTCAGACAAGAAACGCTGACCGCAAAGAGCAATCTTTTCATAAGATTCATCGTTCGTATAACGGAACGCGTTCTGAATGATACGATCTTCAAACTCTTCACCAGTAATGTCAGCATTTGCAAAATCAAGAATACGCTTGTCATCCGAAGAATCCCATGCGTCGCCTGAAATATCAGAGCCATTAGGACGGTAATCAAATTGACCACCATTAGAGGTATTACCCTTTTCGTATTGCTCAAGGAACCAACGAATGCCACCAAGAGTTCGACGAACCGTAGTGTCACCATCATCGGTAGTTGCAGCATAAGAAGAACGACGACCAAAAAGGAAGGCGTATTCAAGCAGCTTCATGTGCTTCAAGGAATTGATCTTAGCTGTGGACTTGTAAGTGCCAGAGCTATCAAACTTGAGGCCCATCTTCAACGCATTACGCGTGAAGTTGAACGAATGACGAAAGATCTGGGTGTAGTTATACACTTCGATCGGCAATGTGCGGAAACCCGTCTTAGAGCGATCACCCTCAGCAGCTGCTGAAGATACAATGATCACATCCATAGCGTTAGCAGCGGTGGTGTTAAGCACGTTTGCTACCGTCTCAATCAAGAGAACGTCGACTGAGTTTTCCGTGGGGTAGACAGCAGTAATAACGCCTTGGAAAGTCTTCTCGGAAGAAGATGTTCCAGGAATGTTACGAAACTCAAGAACATCACGTTCTTGAATTAGGGAAACATCGTTAAGAAACACGCGAAAAGCTGCGTTTCCTGCGAGTCCCCAGCCTGCTGCTGTCAAGTCAGTTCCAGCTGCGCCATTAGAACCGGAAGTATCGGTAAATGGTCCAGCGGAATTAGCTTGAGCTGTTTTAGCTTGGAAAGTTGGAAAACGTTCTTCGTTCCAACCCCAAGAGGGTTTATCTGTTTCACCGTCGCCATCATCCATCATGGACAGCAAACCCATAAGAGGTGCCGCGCCGTTAGGATACTGGTAAAACACCTTACGTCGGATATCAAGAGACTGAACGCCTGTCAAATCCGAAGATGACTGTAAGCCTAGTATTGACATATTGTATTATTATTTTGTTTTTTGGTTAAAGGGCAGCTCAGGAGAAAATGTCCAATCCAGTAGGAACTTTCGATCTACCACCTTGGGCACCTTGCTGTCCTCCTCCAGCTCCGCCACCAAGCGAAGCCATTGAAGGCATGCTGCCCTGCTGTCCATTGTTGTTGTTGTTTTGAGCACCGGATTGCAAACTGAACTGTGGGTTAACAGAACGAATTAGCGATTCGGTTTGGCCAGCAACGATCTGAGCTGCTTCAGCACCACTGTTTGCGGTATAACCACTTTGACGTAGTTGCTCAAGCACCTTTCTCATTGTTTGCTCGTGGCCTTTTAGTGCAGGATACATACTTGTTACACCAGAGTAAAATTCATTATCTCTAGCTTCACGAGCCATATCTAGCGCGGGCGAAATTTGTGTATTAAGTTTAGAATACATATGCTGAAGCGCATAGTTTCCAACTGCTGTGGAGTTTTTAATAATTGAGTCCGCAAAGTTTTGCAGAGCTTTAATTTGGCTATCAGAAACTTCTGAACCAAAAATTGACTCAGCAAGCTCAGAATCAACGCGAACAGTATGCAGCATCTCATCAATTTGCTCTTGCGTTATTTGCGGAGTTTCAGGTTGCTGAGTAGCTTGTTGCTGCTGCTGCATATACTGCATCATCTCTGACATAGGCACCATTGTCTCTTGTGGAGCCTCTTCAGTTTCAGACACTTCTTCATAATCTGCCTCTTCTTCTTCTGCTTCAACTGGCATACCACTTTCGTAGTCTACAGTCTCATCAAAAGATTCGAGATCACCGTGTCCAGTGCTGTAATCTCCAGCTTCTTCGTATTCATTGAACACGCCATTTATTGGTAGTTTATACATTATTCTTTTCGGTTTGGGCTAGTTGTGCTAGTTCGTTTTGTTTGGTTTCGAACCAGTATTTATCTATTCTGACTTGGGAAAGTGATCCAGCAGCTTGCTCTCTAACAATTAAAGCAGCAATGCCATCAGGTTGAGCACTTGTTACCATGTCAATTAACATATCTTCAGCTTGTTGGCATTCCTCTTGGAACAGCTTGTAAAGTAGGCTGTCCTTGAAGTTGTCCAACTCCTGCCGAACTTGGGAGAGTTTGACCTGGTCCCATTGGATTTTGTCCATTTAAGATTTGAGGTTGAGGTTGGTTTTGAAAACGATCTACATTTTCGATCCCGCGCAACCTTAAAATCTCTTTTATAAGTGCGCCAAGATCGACATTGAGCATTGCCATTACTTCTGGCGTTCCCATCATAGCAGAAACAAGTTCTTGCAGCGATTGTGCAATAAAACCTTTTTCGCTTTGAAGTGTAGCATCGTGAACAAAATGATCTTTTAAGCCAATGAGTTGGCTTGGGTCTGTTGGTTTGAAAGCTTGAAACCTTTCTTCAGTATTTTCACCAATAATCTTTTGCCAACCTGGATAAGTAATACCTTGTCTGTGATTCGACAACAGCTTTTGTCCGAGCGGTGTAAAGGCGCAGTCCCACAAAATCTTAGCTGTAACTTTCATACGTGCAGCGGAACCGGAGTTAACGGCGCGAGCTTCAGTAGCAGACCTACGGCCACCATGAAACTGACCCATCGCGTTCTCGTTAACCCCAGTCACCACTTGCATGACTTTCATAAGAACTTCAGCGTCATTAAAATTGCCAGCAGTATAATCATTAAACTGCAACTGTTTAGCAAAACGATCAACGCCCATCTTAGGAGCACCTTTCTTAGTAAGAATCCAAGGTGATCGGCTTTCAAGACTTGCCATATCAATCATACCTGGATCAACAATCATGTTGTTTTCCAAACCTTTCTTATTTGCCATAAGCCTAGCGTTAATAAGAAAGCTAATAACCTCTTGAATAGGATCAATAGAATCTGCAAGCGATTGTCCAATATGCTGGTGCATATCAGGCGAAATAAGTCCAACGTCGTAAGTATACTCATCGTGCATATAGCCAATAGGCTCAGCACGTATTATTCTATCGTCGTTAGCAACTTGGACAACGTATTTAACAAGTCTGTCAGTATCGCTGAAACCGTAAGACTTTGGATTGATCTCTAATTGACATTCAGTAACACATACAACTTGATCTTCTTTTGTTTTAACTCTAGATTCACTAATTGTATAATTATGAAAAGCTGACAACCTAGTGTAATTACGGTGCCTTTCATAATCTTGTTTAGTCATAGGCTCAATAAACTCAACTCCTGCTACCCTTCCTGCAGCTTCGTGTTTTTTAAGATAATTAATGTGCCACTCTGTTTCATCAGCTACAAAAGAGCCTTTGTGCCATTCACTCAGAGGAAATCTTGTATCAGGAAAAAAGTTATATGGCGAGATGTTAGTGAACTTATTGCCTTGGAACTTCAAGTATTCTTGTTCAGTTTCAACACTTTCGTTAGATACTTCAATATCACCTAACTGTGCGACTGCACCTGGAATTGTAGCAGGAGCAAACTGATTTTCTGTTTCATACCAGCTTTTAAAGATTCCAATCGAGAAGCGACCGACATTAGTTAAAAACTGATAAACCTGCTGGCTACCGTAGTTAGACCGCATATCTGCTTCTAACAGCTTTTCACCGTCGCTTGACTTATCACCTTTGTCTTCACTGCCAGTTCCAATTAACTCAAAGAACCTTTTGTTTTGGTAGAACAACAAAAAGATAAAGGCCACAAATGTTTGAATCTGTGCAAACGACATAGGAACGACCATTTTTTCAGGCTCATTATGATCGCTGGCGTCAATATCTTCTTCATCTGGAGCACGCAAGCCACAATACACATCGTTGTTTTTATCCCAACGTTCGTAATTTTTTGACATTTCTGATCTGGACTCTTTGACCAGTTGAACAACTTTGTTCTTTAGTCTGACCAGATCATCATCTTGCTCTTCAGCAGCTAGTCTTTTCTTTAATTCTTCTTCCATGACGCTTTCAACGATTGAAGATGTTAAACTCGATATCTATTTGAGGTTTGTTGTTTAGGCAGGCTAGGTGTTCCCATAGTCGGTAAGCCAAAAGAACCTGACAGAATGTTTTTAGTTGAGCTTAAATTGATAGGATTGACTGTAACTTTATAACCACCAGGCTCAACATATTTCATACCAGAAAGCACTGCTCGATAAAGGTTCTCCATCATGTGGTCGTCTTTGTCTACTGGTTTTTCAGTATTAGGTTTCCATACGTAACGATCAATTTCAAAAAGGAATGTATCGCATCCTTCATGCACATAAAAAGTAGGACGATCTGCTTCGTCACGGTCTCTTAATTTTTTGCGAGTTGCTTGTATGCCGTAAGCAAGATCTTTTACTGCTGGCACAATGTTAAGCCCTTGCTCGTAAAATACATCTGCCATGCAGGTTCCATCAATTGGATTCTCATTCCAAGCAATAGGGTCACAAATAAAATCTTCCACAACGTAACCATCTACGACTGCTTTAATGTGTTCACAGATATCTGAAATTAAGCCAGGACGAAAAAGTTCTTGGTATTGAAAAGTGTATCCTTCTGGCGAAGTTGCAAAAAATGACACAGCATGTGGTGTCTTAGGATGCGGGTCAATAAAAACTCTAATTGTGTAATTGCGAGGCGGAGTAATAACGTCTTCCCAACCTTTAGGGCAGTCCCTGTAAACATGTAGATCTTGAGAAAACTCTTTGTAAACAACACCAGCTAAAGCAGCAGGAATACCAGAAATACGACACTCTCTTTCGTCAGCTGATATGTCTGCTTCAAAAGCTTGTAGCGCTTCTTTACTAATGTGCGGATTATCGTATGAACTGCCGGTTAGAACGTATTTAGTTAAATTTTCTTCTTCTACGTTTTTGTAACCTTCGTCAAAGGTAGAACGTGTAAGAGAGCGTGGAATAAAGTAATCGTTAATCCATGCCTCGGTAATTGGCGTGCAAGTAAACCAAGCGGAGCCTGCACGATCAACTAGACCACGAGATACGGCAACCCACATTTCTCTAGGACAAGGCTCATCAACGTGAATCCAGTCCCAGTTAGATGATTCCAAGCCCATCTTGTTTTGCATGAAAGATCTCACTGTTTCCAGATGAATTGTTGAATGTCCACCGTGCACACTTTTAATAACTATTTCTGCGATACCTGTTCCAGAACGTCCTTTTTTGCAAGACACTATTGCATCTTTTGGAAGAAAGTGAAAGAGTTTACCTCTTGATTTTCCAGGTTCAGTGTTTGTAAAAATTTCATGTGCTTTATCCCAATCTTGCACAATAATACAACCTTTAGTAGAATGCTTAGGAATACCTTCGTATCTTGCTGGATCGTCTTTAGCATACCAAGGACGCTCTCCTAATGCATACGCACAATCTTCTGCTGCACCACAGTCAGACTTGCCAAAACGGTTGCCTGTTCTAAGATAACGTCTTTTATATTTTGCAGCACGATGGAAAGTGTCTTGTTTGGGATGAGGAGTATAAAACGCCAATCCGTTCTCCTCACGCAGTTGTTTTCTGCGTCGGAGCAACTCTAGCTTTTGTCGTCTTTTGACGATTTCAAGCTGCTGTGCGTTATCACTCATCTTCTGTTTTCTGTAGTTCTTCTAGTTGCTCACGTAAATTTCTAATATCTGATTGTGTGTTTCTGTCACGCATATCTTCCATTTCGCGCAGGTGATTATCTCTAAGCTCAGATATTATAATAGAATGCTCGTCAGCTTGTTTGTTCTTTTGTTCAATTAAACTTGTGATTGTCCAGCCTAATCCAGCTGTTGTTACAATAATAGAAATACTTAAAGTTAAAACCTTAATAATCGAATCAGTCCTAACAAAACCAGGTTGAGGTTGTTGTTGAGAGTGTTTAGTTTGCTCGCTAACAGAAGCTGCAATACCGTCAAGAACTGTGCCTTGTCGTGTCTGCTCTGTTTTAATGTCTGCAACGCTTCTATCAAGATTGTTTATTCGTGTTTCACTGGTGGATACGCGACGCTCTAAGTCTGTTTTAGCAAGCTCTTCGCTCATATTAGTCAGATAAAATTACGCTTAGACCTAATTTAATTGATTCAACTAGCAAAGAAGCATAGCCTTTATGACCCAGATCAGCAACTTTAGCAGCGCTTTGTAAGTGATCACCAAAAAATGGTTCTAACAATACTGAAGGACATTTAGCTTTTACCATAGAGTAATAACCGTTTTCTCCCGAGATCAAAGCTGGAATACTTTCTTTGCCTTCTTCTATGTTATAATTACGAAGTCCAAACGCATTAGCAAAAGGCACTGACATTGCATCTGCAACACGACGAGAAATTTTACTTTGTTGATAATACATTACCATAGAGTAGGCACCGCCACCTCCGTTAAAATGTCCATCAATAGCAAACGTAGGATTGAACTCATCAATCTCTTTGTAAACACGATTAATTTCTTCCGTATAGCCACCGCCATACGTTCGATTAAACTTTTTAAACTCTACGTTATCAAGCCCACGGTCAATAACAATGTCAAACACTTTGTTATAGAATGTAAACTCTGACTCTCTTAGGCTTGGATCTTTGATCCAAGCACCAGGTTGTTTTTCGTTATGTCCAGTTAGAAGTGCAATGCGACCATAAAGCTTTGGCGTATCTGGTTCAGGGTCTACAATATCAGGAATTGTGTCATCATCTGTTACAATATCTGATATAGACTTAATCAGCTTTGACTGATAGTGTCGCGCAGTAAAGGCTTCTTTAAGAAGGGCATGTTTACTTTCTTTGTTCATTTAGTAGCAACTCTAGTAAAAGCAGCTTGGGAGTAAAATTTTTGTCCTCTACCTTTCAAGCGACCTTCTTCAAATTTATACGTTTGGTCTTGAATCAATGTCACTGAAGACGGATCGTATAATGCTGAGTTGTTCAACAATACGGCGTTTTCTTTGTTTGAGTTTCTCGATGCGCAGGATGTCAGACTCACTAGCGTTGATACTGCAATCAAAAATCTCATCTTCTATTTTGTCTAAGTCTTTGTTAAGTTGACGAGAGACTGCTAGAGGCGCCAAGTAGCGCATGAACATCGTTGCAGCTTTAAGGCTCGTTTCAATGACCCCTAGCAGTCTCATTATGCGTCAACGCGTTGACATTTTGTTAAGCTCCTTGGGAAGAACCTCTTGCACCAGAGTCAGCAATACCTTGGCCAATAATGTAGCCAGTGATAATAGTGGCAGTCCACTGAACAACGTCAGCAGGCAGACCAAGTTCTTCTCCAAGCGTAACAAGGACAGTGCCAACTACGGCTGCCCACAGCTTTCGGGATTTTAGTTTATTTAGCATTTTATTATCTGTTAAACTTTACAATGACCATTGTTATTTCTTTTTCTTAGGTCACTTCTTTTTCTTGACCATTTTCTTTTTAACTGTCGTTTTCTTTTTGGGTGGTCGACCCTTTTTACTTCCGTATGTTCCTTTACCGTATGGCATAGTTATTTCTTTCTTTTTAACGATTTAACTCTTCTAGGTTTTCCAGCAGGTTGACCTAGACGTTTCTTTTGACTTATTCTGCTACGTTTTTCAGCAGCAGTCATTTCCTTTATTGTCTTTGGAGTTTTAGAGGAAACTCTTTTCTTGGGACGACAGTATGGAGTCCCACGCTTCTCGCCTTTCTTGCGACCACAAGCTTTACCAGTTCTAACATCAGTCCATTCTTCTTTGAACCAACGTTTAAGTGCGGCACCTTCTTTACTTTTTCTTTGCTTTGGCACGACCAGTTCCCCAGTTTTTAGCTCCTACTTTACGACACTTTGCAATTGCTCCACTGGCGTAAGCTGATGGAAAGACTTTATATCGTCCTTTAACCTTGCTATAACAAGCGTCTTTTTTCTTAGCCGTTTTGCGTTTAGCTGCCATTACCACTTAACTTTGTCGGCCCAATAAGCTGCACTCATTTTGCCTTTTTTAATGTTTCTCCCGTGTCGTGCTTTGAAACTTTTACGTTTCATAGTCATTTTTCGAGATTCTCCGGATTTTGGTTTGCCTGCAGTTTTAGCTCCTTGTTGACCAAATCTAATAGTCTTTATTTTGTCGCCTTCTTTTGCAACAACAACGTGACTTTTCTTTGGATGATTAGGTGTCCGCTTTGGCTTATTAAAACCTGAAACACCTGCTCTAGCTAATCTAGGGTCCTTTTTACTTGGCATTGTATTGTGGGTTATAATTTAATTATTCAAGCTCTAACTGCTTAATCTCACGGTTAATAATATCAAGCTCTTGTTGTGGGTCATCAGAAACTTTTTCAGCTTCTTTTGGTTTATTTGCAAAATGTAAATCTAACAACTTTGCCGCAGAAAATCTTTGTGTTGACTCTGAACCCTCTTCCATTAAAGTTTCAAGTTTTAGCACAGCTGAAGTAGCTGCACCTTCGACCATCTTAGTAACATCGTTATCAAAGTGTTCTGCTGCAAGTCGAGCGCACAAATCCTCAAACCAAGGTTGCCGCTTAATTAATCTAATTGTATCAGGATGCTTTCCAAATTCTTCAGCAAGTTCTGCTGTAGGTTTGCCTTGCAGACTTAAATAAGCCAAAGTGCGGTGCCAGGGTTTTTCGTTTTTAATTTCAGGTGGAAGTGCTTTGCCGTCCTGTCGTTTTAAGGGCACGACGGAAGTTCCTGCTCGTGTCGAATTATCGTCACGAACAATACGCGGCTGAGGAGCTATCTCTAGCTCTCCTAGCAGTGCATCTGCAAATGAATCAGGTTGTCCCATGTTTTACAAGCTTAGAATCTACTTCAGACTCATTAAACTTTCTAACCTTTGCAACAGGTCTATTTATGCGACGTTTTTCAGTCATGTAGCAACCTACTATATGTATAGCAAATAGCAACGCGTATTTTATTTTTTACGCATCGTTTAGGACTTTTTTATACCTGGCACATTGCTTTAATTTTTCCACATTACTATCTGTCTGACCAATTCAACACATGAATGCGTTTAAGTCTATTACAAGCAAGGCGCAACTCTCGTTCGATTCTAAGTTTCTCACTCGCGTGTGGATGTTTTATGTTTAAGGTTTAGAAACGTTTTGTTGTCGAAGGAACCGAGGGTGATAATAATAGGGCCAGCAGGCGTCGAGGGGAAGGGAACCCCCTGATAGTGAGACTCAGTATCAATAAGAAAGAATCTCGGAAAATAGGGCGATTTGAGCAAAAAGTGCTTGAGAATCAGATTAGATGTGGTATATTGTCTGACAAGAAAAAACAGAAATAAGGCCAGAAAGGTTTTGGCAAGCCATAGCAAAGGAAAGACTTTGTGACAAGGTAGAGTAAACGCTCTAAAGTGTAGATCTTTTACATATCCAAGATAAAAACCTAGTAAGGTCAATTTGTGCTTTGTTAGCTGGTGTTGATTATCCAGCAGAATAAATACTAAACAAAAGTAAA